GAGATCATGCCTAGTCTCGTGGGCTCGGAGATGTGTATAAGAGACAGATCTGACCCTGTGCCCGCAAAGGATCGGGCAGAATGGTTTAAAGAGTGTTGCCGTTTTGTATGCAGCAATTTTCAAATAGACAAATCAAACCGAAATGTGATGAATCAAATATTTCTGTACATGGAAAAGGACAGGTCGAAACTGGACCCGGAAAAAGGTATTTTGCTTTGTGGCCCGGTCGGAACCGGAAAATCTACCATTATGCAGATAATGAACCGATACAGATACTTTGTAAGCGGACAGGATAAAGGCGGTTATCCGATGGGAGGTTTCCGTATTGATTCTGCTTCATTCATTGCAAATAGCTTTTCTATGCGAGGCAAGGATGCACTGGAATTGTACACGTACAACAATGGCAGTCCGCGCATGATGTGCTTCGATGAATTAGGGCGTGAACCCATTCCGGCAAAATACTTCGGTACAGAGTTGAATGTAATGCAATATATCTTTCAGTGCCGATACGAGCTCAGGAGAGAAGCCTTAACGCATGCAACAACAAATCTATCAATAAAAGATTTGCAACTTAAATACGGCGCTTATATCGCTGATAGAATTAATGAAATGTTTAATGTGATCGAATTAGGAGGCAGCAGCAGACGATGACACCGATAAAAAGAAATAAGAATCCAGCAGGTGACTTTAAAAAGTCAGTAGTTCGCATAGACCTCGATGACTGGAAGCGGCTCGACGCTATCAGAGCTAAATACAAATTCAAAAGTATCTACGAAATCATGCAATATCTGGTAGGTGCATTTCTGAGAGTCGCCGATCCGGAACACGAAGAAAATGACGATCCCATACCGGACGAAATTACGGAAATGTTCAGCGACTTTGCGCAGGCTGAGAGGCAGTTCAACTACTCAAAGCCGAAACGGGCATTGCCGCAACACGTGAAAGACGAGAAGAACGGACAACTACGATTTAAATTTTAAATAATGATTAAGAAGCCAATCAACGCAAATTATTTGCAAGACGTTCCGGAACATCATAAGCCCGTGAACGAACAGAACCGGAGGTATATCGACCGATTCGTTACAGAGAATTACGAACGCTTAAACAGCAAGTTTAAAACAGACGAAAAGATCAATTCAAGCGGATTCGGGGCACTCGACAAGCTGAACGAGACACTTCTAAGGCTTTATACTGATCCAGATTTATGCTTTACAAACTGGCCGGATGCAGAACGGTATATGTCGAGCAAGTTCACTGAAAAAGAACTACGCATCCCGGTTCGGAAACCAAAGAGAGGGGATGAAGTGGAGAATTAATTTAAAACAGTAAGAAAGGAATCAAATATGAAAGTAGGAGAATATTCATATTCTATACATGGACGAAATTACAGAATATGCGTCTGTGATTATTCAGATGGGAAAATACAAACATCAAGTCCCGTTCGTAACGAACCGCTTTACATCGACCGAGAAGAAGCCCGGAAACGTGTATACGAGTTGAACGGCTGGAAGTATAAACCTAAAATGACAAAGCATGAATAAAGCAGAACATTACATTCAACAGACCACAACGGAACGAGTTCGTTCGCGTGGCCTGATTCGAACAGTCGCAACAGAGGCTATTCGAATACAGAGAGAAGAAACGATAGCAAATGCAGTCACAGTATTTAAACAGATGTGCCCGTCAAGAGTAAGCAAGGGTTGTGCGAATGTGACTCACAAGAAAGAAACTCAGTCAACCCGATGCGATGGGAATTGTAAGCGCATCAAGTATTTACTTGCTGGTATGAATAAGCTGGAATGAAGTATTTAATTAAACGGATTCAATGCGTATCGGGCGAAGTAACCGATACGCATTATGTGAACATTGAAACCAATAATATTGAAGCTACCAGAAAGGAACTGCACGCATGTTATCAATGCGATAGGATATTATTTAGCTATGAACAAATAAATAAAACACAATGAGCAGAAACCCATATTACATTAAAATGATCAACTCGCAGCGCTGGAAGAACCTACGTTGCGATAAGCTGAGAACTAATCCGGTTTGCGAAGTGTGCGAGGCGAACGGATTAAGTACGCTTGCAACCGAAGTACACCACAAAACCCCGGTTGAATCCGTTTCGCATGAACTCGGAATGAAACACCTTATGTTTGATCGAACGAACTTACAGAGCCTTTGCCATGCGTGCCACTCTGAGATACACCGACGCGCGTTTAGCCATTCGAAAGAAGCAATTCAGGCAAACAATAGACGGGCAACAGAGCGTTTTGCGGATAAGTTTTTGAAATGAAATTAAGAGGGTACGTCTACTTTTGACGTACCCTCTTAACTATTTATTGATCCATTCTATATTTTTTATTCCATTAGTTGGATATAATTTCGCATTTGTCGAGTCTTCCTGAACGACAATATATTTAGTACCTAGAAAAACTAATCTATGTTGTGCATCCGTTTCTATTATATCTCCATTAATAGACTCAATTTTAACAGTAGTATTATAGAAATGAGGTATTCTCTTCTTTACATCAGAGCAAAAAAATATCATGGCAATGAAAATCATTAAATGAAAAATAATATCACCTCTTCCATATTTGCAATATGCAAAGACAGCGCCTGCAATTATATAATAGATACTTGCCGCTGGATATAAGTCTAGTATAAACGAAGTTGTGACAATTATTAATATCAAAAACAATAATCCTCCCCAATAAAACAAACACCTCTTTTTAGAATATCTTCTTATATACTTACTTAAAGACTCTAAAATCTTATCTTTCCGCTCTTTTAATGAATCAAGCAGAGGGGCAGCAATTAGTGATATTCCACCAAACACAATAGAAAAAGAAATGAGTGACGGTATTAAAAAAGAAGCAAAAGTAAATTGTATATCATCCCATGTTATAATACTTGTCATATCCAAATCAAATGGCGCCAAACAATGCCAAATCATAACTAACGAGAAATAATAATACATGAAAGCGAACACACTTATAGTTGAAAGTATGTAGGAAATGTTCTTAGTATTCATTTGTGCAAGATTTATATTGTAAAATTTATTGCAAATATAAATATCTTCTTGTATATATACAAAGCGGGGTGGTCTTTTTTTGAGGGCGACAGACCGTCCAAACCCACTCCCACCAGTTTTTACACGCGCGGAGAATTTTCAAAACGAGGGGGTATCCGTTGGGGGTGACATTTTCCGTTACAATCTACGAGCTACCAAATACTTACTTAAAAAACATACGTGTAAAAAGCGCGTAAAAACATGGCAACTTTAGACGACATAACAGAAAAAATCCGTTCCGCAATGGAAGCACAAGGCACATACACCCCTGAACTTGATTTGTGTATAGAGCTTTGCGCCGGGTCTTATATGGCGTTCCGGATTGCTCTATCTGACATCTCAAAAAAGCGGATGAAATCTTTCACTAAAGAGATAACCCGCGAGAATAATGAAAAGCTGGTTGCACATCCGGCTTTTAAAACTCTGTTTGATGCGCTTGAAGCCACTCGCAAACAGTTACGCGAACTTGGTTTGACATTGCAGACCCTTGCATCAGGTGAAGCCGACGAAGTAACCGAATTAATTGACGAAGTAAACAAGGCGGATGACTATGAATAAGGAGGAACTTATACAGCTAAAGACTGCTACCGTTGACGCATTGCGCTCCGTTGATATAAACTCTTATCAGTTAGATAAAGCGGATATCCGGTTAAACACTTATATAGCCGGATGTATAGGCAACCCGGAGGCGCATAACCTTTACGAGTTACTTGCGATCCGTCGTTTCTTTTATCTGCTGGATAAATACGACTTTAGACCCGGTAAGGTCCGCCGCTTTATTGTGTTTTACGAAAAGTTGAAGTTTTCCGGTACTAAGGGGCTGACGCGATATAAGCTAACTCCGGTTCAGGTATTTCAATTCACGAACATACTCGGTTTTTATAGACCAGGGACAAATAAACGCCTGATTCGTGACGCTCTGCTATTTGTCCCTCGTAAATTCAGCAAAACGACAAGTATCGCAAGTTTGGCAGTATTCGACTTGTTGTTTGGCGATGCTAATGCACAAGCATACGTTGCCGCCAATTCCTACAATCAGGCTAAGATATGTTTTGATGAAATCCGCAACATCCTGAAAGCGTTAGACCGGAAGTTGCGACATTTTAAGATTAACAGAGAGATCATAAATAACAAAATAAAGGGCAAAACCTCTTTCGCCCGGTGTTTGGCGTCCAGTCCCGACAAACTGGATGGGCTTAATGCAAGCACGGTGATAGTAGACGAATATTCGCAAGCCGATAGCGCCGCTTTGAAGAACGTTTTAACTTCTTCAATGGGTGCACGGCTCAACCCTTTGACCATCGTAATAACAACCGCCTCAGACAAGCATACAACCCCGTTCACTGAAATGCTTTCAATATATAAAGCCATTCTACGCGGTGAGGCTGAGAACGATTCTATTTTCGCCCACATCTTTGAACCCGACATAGACGATGAAGAAGGTGATCCGGCAACGTGGTATAAAGTACAACCCCACATGGGGATCACGGTTTACGAGGACTTTTACAAGGACGCTTATCAAAAGGCGCTATATAGCGCACCTGACGCATTAGAGTTTCGCACAAAGCTCCTTAACATCTTTGCGGTCAATTCTGAAACGAAATGGATTGAGGCAAGGGAGATCGAGGAACGGTATAAGGCTATCCCTGTGGATAAGATCACAAGTCACCCGCCTACGATGGTAGGAGTTGATTTATCGGTACGTGATGACTTTTCAACTGTAACGTATAATATCTATTCCCCGGATACTAAGTCATTTCATTCCGTTACGGATTATTATTTTCCGGAAGGCGCTTTGCCCGGACACCCTAACCGGGAATTATATGAAGGATGGGTCAAGGCCGGATATTTGAAGCTATGTCCGGGCGAAGTGATTGACTACGAAATGATCGTGAATGATATTTTATCCCGGGCAAAGTACTTGAAAATTCTCGGAATTGGATATGACCCATATAAGTCGGCTGAGTTTGTAAATCTATTATCCGCATCGGTTGGCTATGCAAATGACTACATAAGTCCGGTAAAACAGACATACGGAACGTTTACAAGTCCTATAGAATCGTTTGAACTCGCGCTACATCGCAATAAAATAACATTTGACCCGAATCCAATAACGCCGTATTGCTTTGGTAATGCCGTTCTTGACGAAGATAGGAACATGAATAAAAAGCCAATCAAGAAAACGCATAATGCGAAGATTGATTCGACAATAACAAACCTAATGACATTCTACTTATTTAATAACATGGAGGTATAATGAAACTATCTTTTAATTTAGAAATGGGACGTTCAAAGACTCGAGAACGCGCCCTAAATACAGAGGCAAACACGACGGATAAAGAAGCGGCGATAAATACCCGATTGCCATCGTTGCCCAGTCAGCCAATAGACATACATAGCAGCAATCAAGCGATGAAACTATCCGCTGCATACAGATGTACTTCTATTCTTTCGGGAACTATTGCATCTTTGCCGCTTATCATTAAACGGAAAAAGGACGGTTATTTCTCACCGGATGAGGAAAACGAATTGTATACGATATTAACTCGTAGGCCTAACCGCCGAATGAATAGCTTTGAAATGGTTAGGAATATGGTTGTTCAAATTGTAAATCAAGGGAATGCTTATATTGTTATTCGGCGCAAATTCGGTAGTGTGAGCGAACTTGTATTATGCGCAAATAATACGGTAACCTATGACAAATTGAATGATGTTTATATTATTTCTGATCCATATAACCGGATATATGGGCGGTTTGAGTCTTACGAGATAATTCATCTTAAAAACAATAGTTTGGACGGTGGATATACAGGAGTGAGTACAATAATGTACGCTAGCCGCATCTTTTCAATTGCTGCAAGTGCTGATAATCAGAATTTGAGAACCTTTCAGAATGGAAGCAAAATAAAGGGGATTGTTTCTGGTGTAAAAGAAATAAGTAGAGGTTTACCCGGAGCGGGCATGACAGATACTCAACTTTCTACTGTTGGGGATCGCATAGAGGAGCAGTTAAACACGGGAAGAGATATTATTTCCGTTCCCGGCGATGTTGGATTCCATCAACTTTCTATTAACCCAGTTGATGCGCAGCTATTGGAAACAAAGAAATTTAGCATTCTTGATATATGTAGATTTTATGGTGTTCACCCGGATAAAGTCTTTGCCGGACAATCAACTAATTACAAGGCTTCCGAAATGAGCAATGTTTCTTTTTTAACTGATACCCTGCAACCAATATTGAAACAAATAGAGGCAGAATTTAATTATAAACTGATCCCTGATTCCGTCGCTAACTTATATAGTATTTCATTTGATTTATCATGCTTGTATCAAACCGATTTAACGACGCAAGCAAGTTATTACAAAGCTCTTGAGGAAATGGGCGCTCATTCTCCGAATGATACTCGTAGGGCTTTAGGAAAAGCGCCTGTTGAAGGTGGCGACAAAGTATTTATTTCCTGCAACGTTCAACCGATAGAGGTAGCTAGCCAAAAAGTAGAGCTACCAAAAAACGAAGAAACAAACATATAGTAAAACGATACTTGTAAATATGGAAATACGAAGTTATACAGAATTAGGCGCTCCTAAAGTTGGAGACGGAAGAATAATCGAAGGCTATGCGGTTGTATTCGGTCAAGAAAGCCGCGTATTGTTTGATAGAGAAAAGCAACGCGCCTTTGTTGAGGTAATCGAAAAAGGGGCTATAACAGAAGAACTGTTGCGTAATTGCGATGTTAAAGCCCTGTTGGATCACAATAAACAAAGATTATTAGCTCGCTCTAATCGTGGTGAGGGCACTTTGTCGCTCGAACTTGACGACTACGGGCTAAAATACAGGTTTGAGGCTCCTAGTACCCCAGACGGAGATTTTGCCGTAGAAATGATTAAACGCGGTGACATTTTCGGCTCATCCTTTGCATACTCTTTAAATGAAAAGGATAAAACAAAAGTTTCCTATTCCATGAAAGACGGGATGTTACTTCGTGCCGTGCACAAGATTGATATAATTTCCGATATATCTCCTGTTGTCGATCCTGCTTTCTACGGAACGGATGTAACCGTTCGTAGTATGGACGATGCGATAGCGGAGTTGTCCGGCGAAAATAGAAGCTATTTATATGAACTTAATAATTTACGTAAATCAATTTAAAACATGAGAAAAGAATTTGAAACTATTGCTCAGTATAAAGAGCAAATGCGTGCTATGTTGGATAAAGCAGAAGCCGAAAAGAGAGCACTTGATGCAAACGAAAAAGAGCAGTTCGAGCAGTTGAAAACGAAGAAAGAACTTTTGGAAATGAAAGTTGAACGCCGTGCTCTTGAAGATATTAACGCGGGGTTGGTATCAGACCGTCGAGTATTGTTTTCGCAGGCTGTTTTTGATGTCGTGAATCATCGTTCTTTGGAAGAATACAACGGAGTTGTATCGGAAGGTGGAATCAAAGTTGTAGAGCGTGCGGTAACTGTAACAGATGCAACCGATGCGGCTAGCATGGTTCCGGTTACAATCGGTGAAATCATTGAACCGCTAGAAAAAGGCTTGGTCATTGATAAGCTCGGTATCAAGATGCAAAGCGGACTCGTGGGCGACCTTGTTTTCCCTACGTTGGCGGCTGTTGAAGCAACAATTCAGGGTGAAAATGTTGCGGTTACCGATACCGAATTGAATATTGATAAAATCAAGGCTTCCCCCAAGCGTGTATCTATTTCCATCCCGGTATCAAAACGCGCTATCAATCAAACGAATTATTCTTTGCAGGATGTTGTTTTGAAGCAAATTTCGCTCGGTGTAGCACGTGCGTTGAACAAATGGATGTTTTCTGGTACTGCACTTTCCGGTGCAAGTAATGGCGTTTTTGTTAAAACAAAACCAAGTGTTGAATATACAAGCGCGTTGACATTTGTGGATATTGTTTCGCTTGAATCTACCGTAATGGATGCGGGTGTAGATGTAACCGACGGTACGGCTGCTTATGTTTGTACTCCAAAGGTGTATGGCGCTTTGAAATCCACTCCCAAAGCGGCGGGGGCTGCTGAAATGATTTGCCAAAACGGTATGGTGAACGGCTATCCAGTCCTAGTTACCAACTACATGGATGCCGATTCCATCGGATTCGGAGTGTTCTCTAATGCTGCTATCGGTCAGTTCGGTGATATGGACTTAGTGATAGACCCTTACACCGGAGCAAAAAGTAATATCGTAAACTTTGTGTTAAATACTGATTATGATATTGTTGTAGCTCGCCCGGAAGCCTTTGCCATCGCAAAGAAGAAGGCTTCTGCTTAATCCTATAACCTATCATTCACTAAAGGGCTGGGGCTTCGGCTCTAGCCCTTTCTAATTTATACAATATGGCACAATACGTAACACTCGAAGAACTCAAACAGCATTTAAACGTTGACTTCGACACGGACGACGCATATATAACCGGGCTTATCGAACCCGTTCAACTTCTTATCGAATCGTATCTAAATAATCCGCTAGAGACGTATGTAAAGGACGCGAATATAGACCGTCGTATCTGGCACGCGATCCGCATACTTGTAGCGAACTACTACGCGAATCGCGAATCGGTGGCATTTGCTACTCCGCAAGTGATTCCGGGACACGTAGAACTATTACTTCAACCCTTAAAACGATACACATAATGCAGGCGGGACTATTGACAGACATTATAAGTTTTCTACATCCCCAGACGATTCGCGATGCTTTGGGCGGTACGTCTGAGAGATGGACGGAAGCTTTCAAGAAGCGTGCGTGTGTCCGGTATAAATCCGGTACGCGCAAAGAGATAAACGGCGAGGTGCTCAACACTCACACCGTCACGATCATGGTACGTTACAGCAGAGATATAAGCGAAAAAATGCGCATTGTCTACGAGGGACGTAAATACAAAATAGCCTTCATCCATCCGGATAGAAAGGCACAGTCTATAACCATCGAAGCAGAATTAATCAATGAGTAATATCGTACAAGCATCTTACCGGGTTGAGGTTGACGCCTCTAAGGTTAATGCGTTACTGGCCGCACTGAATGACAAGGAGGCGAAGAAGGCAATTAAATCTGGCATAAGAAAAGCGGCGCTTATTATCAGGAAACAGGCGCAAACTAATTTGGTAAGCGCTATTCCGGCGACTAATACTCCGGGGCATCGAAAAGACGGGCAGCGTTTCAAACCGCTTAAAAACGAGATTAGTTTATCTGTCTACAGAAACGCTTCTGGCGCTTGCGTGAACATCATGAATCACGGGAAAAAAGGCTCTCGCGCTTTCCTTTTGCGAATTTTTGAAAATGGTACGGTTGAAAGGAAATTGGAAGGTAGGAAACGAGCTACCAATAAAGGCGCAAAGCGAGGTATTATAAAGCCTACCTATTTTTTTAAGAATGCAGTAGACTCTAAAAAAAGTGAGGCTGAGAACTCACTGGAAAGAAACATTTTGGATTCAATACAAAAAGTAATAGATAAAAAGAAATGAGCTTATCAATCAGCAAACATACATTCTCAAAACTCAGTGAGTCGGAAAGTTTAACGCAACTTGTCGGAGATAGGATTTATCCTATTTCTACTAAAAACGCTACTTCTTTCCCGTTCATTTTGTATAAGCGTAGTTCACTTACTCCGGCTTATACAAAGGATAGATACGCCAGCGGGGATAGTGTCACGATTGAGGTTATTGCCGCCAGCGATAACTATTCAAATTCAGTCGATGTTATTGAGGCGGCACGCAAAGCGCTTGAAGGGAAGCGGGGTAAATACGACGATTTTAAAGTAACGGGTGCTAAACTTATCGCCGCCGATGAAGATTTCATTGAAGAAACTTTCATCCAGCGACTTACATTTGAAATTGAGACGGATTCAGTAGAGTAACTAACATTTAAATATTGAAAACAATGAAAGCAAATGCAGTATTAGGAAAAGATTTCATGCTATTTGTCGGCGGAAAGGCGCTGGCGTTGGCTACATCCTGTAAATTGTCAATCTCGGCCGAAACGATTGACACACAAAGTAAAGATTCCGGCATTTGGACGGAAAAAGACATAAAAAAATTGTCTTGGAACGGTTCAAGTGAAAACCTATTCAGTGCAGACGATAAAGTAAACGGATATGATGTTCTTTTGGACTTAATGTTAAAACGCAAGCCTATCGAAGCAAAATTCGGTATTCCGGCAAACGCAGATTCAGATGAAGTTCCCTCTTCCGGTTGGACTCTTCCGGCCGCATCTTATTCCGGTAATGTCTTAATTACAAATCTAGAATTAAATGCACCTGATGGTGATAAAGCAACTTTCTCCGCCACATTCGAAGGCACAGGAAAACTTAGCCCCAGAGTGTCCGGAGATGGAGGTATAGTGGATGACCCGACCGCGTAAACGATGGAAAGGGCGGGAATCCCGCCTTTTCTTTTTCTAACTCAAAAAACTTATCATAATGAAAACGATCACTATCAAAAAACAGAAGTACATTTTAAAGTATACATTGCGCGCCTTCTTTATCTTCGAAAATCTCACAGGTAGGCAGTTTGCGTTCGGCCGGATGTTGGACGAATATCTACTGTTTTACTCTATTCTTCTGGCAAATAACAAAGATACATTCTTAATGCCTTTTGATGAATTTATAGAGGCGTGTGAGTCTGATCCGGTTCTGTTTCTCTCTTTCAAAGAGTTCTTCGTAAAAGAGATTGAATTACTTGAACAGGCAGCAGATAGCACAAAAAAAAAGACGACTCCGAAGAAACGTGCAGTATCCGGGAACTCTACGCCCGCGTTGTAGGTGAGGGCGGTATTGCACCTGATTATTTCCTCGACCGGATGACGCTCACAGAAGTTCGCTACTTCTTAGAGGGGTTAGGCAGGCGTAACCGGGAAAGCTGGGAGCAGACCCGGATCATTGCGTATGTCATCGCTCAGGCGAATAGCACAAAACAACTAAAGCAATCGGATATACTTCGTTTCCCATGGGATGAAGCGAAGGAAGACGAAAAGAAACGCACATCCGTAACGGATGAAGAAGTGAAACGATTGCGGGCAAAAGCAAAACTAATCGAAAAAGAAATGAATCATGTCTGATATAATAACACGACTATTACTTAAAACGAATGACTTTGACGCAAACCTAAATCGGGCAAAAGGTTCGGTTAACAGCTTTCAAGGCGGTATTTCCAGTATGGCAAAAACTGCTGGGGCTGGTATAATGAAGTTTGCCGGGACAATTGGCATTGCGGTGGGGGCCAGTGAAGCGTTTATGAAAACGATACGCGGTTCTCAGACAACCAGCGATGAGTTTGATGCCCAGATACGCACATGTCAGACATCTGTAAATGAATTTTTCACCAGTTTGTCTACCGGGGATTTTACTTATTTTCTGGGTGGATTGGATAGTATAATATCCAAGTCCAGAGACGCGTATGCAGCATTAGATCAATTAGGAAACGCCCGCATCAGTTACGACTATTTTCGGGAAGATTTTAATGCTGCTATGGCTGAGTCCCGTAGTGTAGCTATGGATAGTACTGCGTCAAAAGAGCAAAGGGAGGCCGCATTAAAGGAATGGACAAAAGCTCTTGAAGATAAAAAAAACAAGGCGTCATCTGTCAGTTCAGATGCTCTTACAGCTTTAAAAACTGTATTAGTTGAAGGAAATCTGTTAAATGCTGACGATGTGACATTGGAAGACTTTGCCAAGGTGCTTAGCTATGATGTTGCCGGAAGTAAACGCGATGTTCTAAAGTCTGAAATGGCTAATAAGTATGATACTTATAAAATCAAATACGCCGAATTGGAGCGGCGTAAAAAAAACGGAGGGCTTGCAGACTGGGCATTTCCGGAGTCAAAAGAAGCAAAAGATAGGGCATCTCTTAATGATTTTATAGCTTCTAAGCAAGCCGAACTCAATAAGGAATATAAGGATGCTATTTTGTTTCAACAGGCTATTGTAAAATGGAAAGATGAAGAATTGATCAAAGCGGTGCAGTTGGGAAAAGAGTACAAACAAATAAATCAGGAACTTGCCAATGATAAGAAAACATTTGATAGGGTTCGGGATAGAATCAATAAACCTAAAAAGAATCCAAAAGAAAACGAAGAAAAAAAGCCCTTAAAGGATACTCTTTCATGGTATGACATCCAGATAACGGAGTTAAACAAAACTCTTGTAAGTTCTGCAAATAGGCAGGCACGCGCCACTATTCAGGCCACAATAAATGAACTTGAACAAAAGAGAATAAGCCTAAAAATGCAGATCGACGGTGATGTATTCAAAGGCAAGCACGGCGAAATGAAAGATGGTGAATTGTTATTGCCAGCCTCTAAAGTTCCGGATATAGCCAAGATTTACTCCGATTCCGGTACAGAGTTTGCCAAGCTGGAAAGCATGTATAGTGAAATGATTGCAGAAAGACAGAACGCATTATCAAAAGCAACAGATGAGGAGCAGCAAGCATTTATTCAATCTCAGATCGGCAAGCTAAAAAGTACATTGAAAGAACTTCGTTCCATGCAGAAAGAATCAGATGTGACAGGTCATATCTATGCTGCCTATCAAAACAATGCAGGTAGTAAAAAACAGGGTTCATTTGATTTAAGGAAAGAAATCGGAAACATGAAGTTGCCCAAGTTCGAATCTCCAATAAAAAAAGAGGATATTGATTTAAATCAGCAGTATGCTGACTCTTTAGGAGATGTAAGTAATGTTATGGGCAGCTTATCCGGCCTGTTTGATAGCAATACTGCATCTGTTTTGCAGTGGGGCAGCAGCCTAATAGGAACTATAGCACAAGCTATCCCAAAAATCTTAGAAATGTCTACGGCTAACGAAATAGAGGCCGCTTCCGCTACTAAAAGCGCATCCGCAAATACTTTGGCGGCTGGTTCAGAGGCACTAAAAGCACATGCAGGTATTCCATTCGTCGGTATTGCAATGGGGGTTGCTGGGGTTGCAGCGATAATTGCCGCAATGGCAAGTATTCCCAAATTTGCAAACGGCGGTATCGTTCCTGGAAATTCGTTTGCAGGTGATAAAGTTCCTGCAATGCTAAATAGTGGTGAAATGATTTTGAATGGTTCACAACAAGCGAACTTATTTAAAATGCTCAATACCGGATTGAATATTAGCCACCCCAACATTTCACTACCTTCCGGTCATCTGGCGGGCATAATCTCACCCTCTGAGAATGATCGCAGAATTGATGTATCTGGCGACTGGATACTAAGAGGCGATACCATTTTTTTACAACTAAAAAACTACATGAAGAAAACAGGAAAAAAATTATGATGAATTACGGCACAATATATACACTATACTTTCGATCACGGAAAGAAGAAGATAACTATACGGTAGAAATACAGAAAGAAGGCTATACAGGGCGAGTTGCTGAGTTAACAGGGAGCGGCGACGCTCCTTTTTCTGTAGAAATTGCGGATGATGACTTTCTTTATGTTCCTACCCGTTTTTCTACAGCTACTATTAGAGTTGTAGGAAACGACTACTTGCAAAGCCTATACTCGACCGGATATCAGCAGTACCGCGTTAACTTTAAGCAAGGTAATAAAATTGTTTGGACTGGATTCGTTACCCCTGAATTATATACTCAGGATTACACTTCCAACAAATTTGATTTAGAAGTTCAGTGCGTATCTGCAATGAATACATTAGAGCATATCAACTATAAATTAAAAAACGAAACGGACAAAGGATTTATTTCACTGTGGGAATTATTGACACGTTGCGTCTCCGAGTCTCGCGGTTCTTATTCGGCTATATATATTCCACATGTTTACGCTAAAAATTTGGCAGATTATGATGCAAATACAAACATCTTACAGAGCATGACAATTAGTGAACAAAACTTCTTCGATGAAGATGATAAACCCATGACTCTAAAAGAGGTGATTGAAGAACTATGCAAGTTCCTGAACTGGACTTGCGTTGACTACAAAGGTGCATTATACTTTGTAGACGTAGATCACCGTGGAGACTATTATAAATATGTTCCTAATTTTTCATCTTATACATTTGAATCAGGAAATGTTGTTAGTGTGCAAAATATCGGCTTTAGCGGTGCGGATCATACACTCGATATTCTGGGAGGTTACAATAAAGCTATTGTAAAAAACAGTAATTATCCGGTAGGAAATTTATTACCAGAAGAGCGATTTGAAGAAATGCAAATTTTAAAAGTGCTCGATAATGCAAATGATAAAAATCAAGTTTGCCACAGGGTGTTTCTTATCCCTAATCAGTGGGAAACGATAGTATTCAAAGAAGGTCTAACGATAAAAGTTGATGATTTGCAAAAATACAAAGATATAGCACACACATTTGAAGGGGCTATTCCCATGAAATATTGCACATATAAACAAAATAAGGATTTAAATGGCAATTGGATTCCTGAAATAACCGACTATTCATTTACAAACGTAATTCAAATAAGAAGGACTAAAGAACGTTATGAAGCCGGGCCACTAAGTACGTGCAAAGTAATGACCACCAAAGGCGCTTCTGCTATATACTCAAACGGAATATTTTGTATATCAGGGAGCTATAAGTTTATTAATTCTGATGATATGATACCATGGGATAATAGTTCTGTTTCAGATGTTCTTTATGCACAAATACGTATTGGTGATATGTATTATGGAAGTCTCAGGCCAGATGCAGGGCAAAAAAATACATGGGCGCAAAATCCAGAATACGCATTTAAATTGAAACCTGAGAGAGTTGAAGCAAAGCAAGATTATGTCTCAATAGAAAACCAAAAAACGTTATCAATGCCTTATACTGGAATAAGCGGTGTGATAGTCTCCATTGATAGAGTTTTGCAAGGTGATTTTGAGTTTACTCTATTGATGCCCGTCGGAAAAAATTTCAGTGCCGGCGGGGTTCTTGTGAAAGACTTTAAGATCGTATATCAAAAACCAGATGACGAAAAGCTTATATCTAACAGCAGCATAGACCGCTATTATGAAAACGTCGTGAATGAAGATTACATTAACGAATTGGACGAAATCGAATTTAAAATATCCAGTTACAATAATGACGGTGCGTGCTACAGCAAAGTAATGTTAGGCGATAACTACCTAACCGACAATCTCTATTCTTCTATTGAACAGAAATTAGTCCGGCCGGAAGAGCATTTGATCCGGCGCATTATTAATCAGTACGGAGCTACCAAATTCAAGCTTACGCAAATACTGGTAGATGACGAAGCAATTACGCCTATCACAACTATAACCGATAAGTTTCAGCCAAACAAACGGTTTACGATCACGGGCGGTACAATTGACTTCGCGATGAATCAGTTTAATTGTAAGATGATTGAAAATGGTAGATATTAAAACTACATCCATACCCGCAAAGCCCCGGTCAAAGAACTATCCGGCCGGGGCTGTTATCACCCGGACAACCGGCGGCGTTACTGTTAACGGCGGAGGCGGTGGAGATGCTTCGGTTGACATTGTAAAGGCTACCGACACAAAGTCGTTTACCGATAGCAACGTACTGTCATCGCTCCGGACGCTGTTAGAGATCCGTTCGCGTATCATTGCCGAATCGGATACAACCACGGAATTAACCGATGATAATACGCTTTCTTCAAAGCGCACTTTAAAGGAGATAGATGCAGCGATAGAAGTTGCATTAAAGAAAATCGAAGAACTTTATATCAGCAAGAAAAACGATGATACCGCATCCGGTGTCATTACGTTTTTGCGCGGAATTATAGCGCATGCGCTTTCTTTATTTAAAAAAGGCGCTAGTTTTGGAAACTTTACGCCTGGTATAAGTGGAGCTATCATTGACGAAAACGGTGACATTGAAGCGAGGGGGCTTGTTTTACGTGGTTTCTTATCCGTTCCTGAGCTCCGGTATAATAGAGCGATAGTATTAAAAGGTCGGCAGATAATCAGTCCGGGCGGAGGATGCGTCATTGAGCAATTCATTACGGTAGATGAAAATACATGGCTGGTTCTTCCCGTATTAGAAGAAGGAGAAGCGTTATCTTTTAAAGTAGATGACATCCTGTTAGCATACTGGCATGACAAAGACTCACAATCCGGTGCATTCAAGGGATTCAGAGAAATGAAGTTCCGTGTAACGGCATTTTCCGGAGAGAGAGGATTCTTGGTTGTGCCTAAACCCGGAAGCGGATCTGTTCCAGCTACGTCTATGACACTTGCTCAGACCGGGAACTTTACCGATGCCGAACGTCAGACCTATATAATGATAGACTCGACATTAGGTAACAACAGCATAACCTTTTTTGATGATGCAAATACGTGGGACGTAGAACCGGCGCAGGAAAAAAGCTGGATTGGGAAAAAGAAAAACCGTATCGTCGCCGGCATTGATTGCTCTAAATATTCCGCTGTATTTCAAAATGTCATCATGTCCGGTAAAATATTCCAGGTTGATGATATTACTGGGGAATCTGTCCGGGTTCCGATTGAGAAAAGAGAATATGCTGTCTCTTATACACATCTCCGAGCCCACGAGACTAGGCATGA